CAAAAAGCAATCAAACTCGCAGGCAGCGCCATTAAGTTGGCAAAGCTATTGGGCATCACCAAAGGTGCTGTGTCCCATTGGGGAGAGATGGTTCCCCGTGGGAGAGAATGGCAACTTCGTGTGATGAAGCCAGAATGGTTTATTGAAGAAAAGGAAACAGCATGAGCTATCAGGAACTTGAGATGAAGATCATCCAATGGGGTGAAGCCCGTGGAATCGTGCAGAACAGCACACCGTTTGCCCAATGGAAAAAGCTCATTGAAGAAGCCGTTGAGCTTGTCGAGGCTTTTGTCGAAGACGATGAGCAAAAGATGAAGGACGCCTATGGCGACATCCTTGTGACCCTCATCATGGGCTGCGCGTGCGCTGATCTTGACCTCACTGAATGCCTTGCACTGGCATACGACGAGATCAAAGATCGCAAAGGTTATCTGACACCTGATGGAATCTTCGTCAAAGAAGTGTGATATAGTTTTTTGGAACAGCGGCTAGGTTGGGATTTGCTCCCCAACCGAAAAGAGTTACCCCCTTCTCCTGCCGATTGTTTCTTCTCCAAGGGGCGTACAAAGGCGGGTATGCACTACTATCAATTCAATATTGGTGACTATGCGAGTCACACAAGGAATCTTTCACTCTTGGAAGATTTGGCCTATCGTCGCCTGCTCGACGAATACTACCTCCATGAACAGCCGTTGAACCCCAGTGTAGCGCTCGTTGCACGGCACATCGGTATGCAAGGCCATGAGGATGAGGTCAAATTCGTCCTCGAAACCTTCTTTGAGCTTGGGGACATGGGATGGTTTAACAACCGGGCAAATCAGGAAATTGAACACTTCAGAGCTAAAACTGAGCAGGCATCAAGGGCAGGGAAAGCGTCCGCAGCTCGAAGGCTCAACAATCGTTCAACGGACGTTCAACCAACCAATAACCAACAACCAATAACCAATAACCAAGAAAAGAATACCAAGCGCCCTTCGGTCGCTCCGCCTGTCGGCGTGTCACCAGAAGTTTGGGAATCTTTTGTCAAACATCGCAAAGCCAAGAAGGCGCAGATCACGCAGCTCGTGGTTGACACCATTGCCGAGCAGGCAAGCAAAGCTGGCTGGACGCTGGAGAAGGCCCTCACCGAGTGCGTGGTGCGCAACTGGCAGTCATTCCGAGCGGACTGGGTAAACCAAGCCTCGAACACGTTGCCGGGCCGGGATGTGGCCCACATGACCGTTCCACCGCCTCCCAACCAAGACGCGGCACTCAAGAAAATCGAGCAAGACCGAAAATCGGCTGTACCACCGCCTGCGGACATCCGGGCAAAGATGGCTGAACTGACGAAGGGGATAAAGATATGAGTCGAAGTGGATATACCGATGACATCGACAACCATTGGCATCACATCATGTGGCGCGGTCGTGTAGCAAGCTCTATTCGTGGAAAACGTGGTCAAGCGATGTTGCAAGAATTGCTTTTGGCACTGGACTCAATGACTGACAAAAGGTTATACCCAAACAATTTTTCGACGACAGATGGCGAGTTTTGTACGTTGGGCGTTTTGGGGTCGGCTCGCGGGACAAAGATGGATGATCTTGGGGATGCAGAAGATGGGTGTGATGAACATCTAGTCGCCGAGCGTTTTGGTGTTGCTGCGCCACTGGTTCAGGAAATCATGTATTTGAATGATGAATACATTAATGATTTCATATTTGTTGATGTAGAAATTTGCGGCCCTGTTCGTCCTTGGTATCCTGATTGGGGAAGACATAGTAAATCTGTTTGCATGAATGATGATCGTGCGCCTTATAAACGCTGGAAGATCATGCGTGATTGGGTTGATTCACAAATAAAAAAGCAAAGCGAAAAAGCATTATGACCTATGGCAACGAAACACAAACCCAAAGCGAGAGCACGAATCTATGCGCCGCCCTTGGAAAGACCCAAGGACTACGTGAGTCCGATCACACCCGAGATGATCGAGCACGTGAGGGACTGCGAAGCCCGGGAGTGGGTGAAGCGATTCAAGGACAAAGTGAAGACGATTGGCTACGCAGCAGCGTCGAGTTGGTGGCAGGAGCACTTATCGGTCATGCAGAGAATCAGAGGCGAGTCCGCTACTTTGGATTTGAGACGGCGCATGACTGAGCAACAAAAGAAAGCAATCAAATGAGAACTACAGTTTTTATGGTGTCAGTGATTCACGGCATGTTGGCCGGATATGGTGTTTATTCGCAAAACTACGCGCTAATGACAGTTGCTTTGGCAATGTTGTTTTTGCATTGTGCGGATGAAATCGTTACGGCATTGAAAGGCAAAAATGCGAATTGAACTTGGATTCCCTCCTGCCGAGCTGTTTCCAAACAGAGCTAAAGGAACGCATTGGGCCAAGCTGTACCAAGTGCGCAGCGACTACAAAGAGAACTCGACTTTTCTTGCCAAACACCAGATCAAAGGCGTGATCGACAAAGAAGGCGACATCCCCTTGAGGCTGATATTCATCATGCCTGACAAGCGCAACCGTGATGCGGACAACTGCCTTGCCGCCTGCAAAGCGGGGCTTGATGGATTGGCTGACGCATTGATGGTCAACGACAAACGGTTTTGGCCCGTCACCATTGCCAGAGAGATCGGTACAAAGACAACAGCAAGACTTATCGTGGAGATTTTATGAAAGCAGTTAATTGCAAAACTTGTAAACATGAATTGATTGATGACATTGAAACACCATGTCTTATTTGTCATTACGCTTGGGGCGAGCAAAAGCAAATTCATTGGGCCGCAAAGAAGACTTCAGCTCTTGATGTTCAAGTGGATGGAAATCACTACAAAGACAAAGGAATCCAGCCCATCATCTACATCCACGCTAACAATCTTGGATTCTGTGAAGGCAATGTGGTGAAGTACGTCACACGCTGGAAAGACAAGAATGGCGTCAAAGACTTGGAAAAGGCCAAGCACTACATTGAATTGCTCATTGAGCTTCAATCCAAATGAAGTACAAGCTCTACGAAGAAAAGCAGGCCCACGCCACCATGTTGGCGGTGTGGGGCATCATCAAAGAGGCGCTGCAAGGCGGGAAACGTCTTGTGCTTGAGATCACTGACGAGAAGCGTTCAAACCCTCAGAACAAAAAGTTCCACGCCATCATTGGGCAAATTGCCTCAAAGGCGCAGCACGCGGGCTCCAAGTGGGAAGTTGAAGACTGGAAGCGTTTCCTGCTTGATCAGTTCGCCCAAGACCGTGGAATCATTGGCGG